TTTGATTCTTTAAACCCAAACATAAAAATGCTTACAACTTCTTTAGGTCTTGCTGGATCAGTGAGAGAAAAAGAAATCGAACTTATTGCAAAACAAGAAGGTAAGCAGGTTGCTTTAGCTTTAGCCACAGAAAAGATGAATAAGGCTATCGGAGAAAGAGGAGTAAAGAATCTAACTGAATTTGCTGAGGCAAGTAGGCTTATGGGCAATCAATTTAAGTTAGCAATGACCAAAATGCAAGCAGCTTTGGCTCCTTTCTTTAAATTTTTTGCAAATGCCACTGGAGCATCTGAAAATGAAAGGAAAAGATTAGCTAAATTAGGTGGATCGCAAACTGATACACAGTTATTAGCTCTAAAAGCGGAAAGGGCTGTATTAAAAGAAACTACTGTACGAGGTGCTCAAGCAAATAAAAGAAAATCAATAGAGTTAGG